CCCGCTATGTCAATCCGGCTGCCGTCAAACGCATTGTCGATGGTGGATCAATTTCTAAAACCTCCAAGATTGGAGAAATCAAATACGGGTTTGCTCGTCAGCGTTTTAGTGGAGGCGGGAACACTCGCCAACTATGGGCTGGTTTCGAATTCGGATCCAAGAAATATAAACAGTTTCCCAGTTATTCAGGTCGCTTTGGTAAAGGCGGGCGAGGATGGTTTATCTATCCAACCCTTCGCAAAAATCAGCCTGAATTGATCCGCAGATGGAATGAAAAGTTTGATGACATTCTCAAAATTTGGGGAAGGGGTGACTAATGGCTGGAGATAGAACACTCAGTCTCAAATTACTTGGAGACACAAAAAACCTAGTTGATGGGCTTAACAAAGGCGCTAAAGCCACTGAGTCATTCGGAAAACAAATCGGTGACATATCTGCGAAAGTAGTCAAATCATTCCTTGCTATTGGCGCAGCAGTCGGAGCCTTATCGCTTGCATTTGCTAAAGCAGCGGCTGAAGATCAGCAAGCAGCAAATCGACTTGCTCAAACTCTTGGAGCAGTTACAAATGCAACCGAAAAACAAATTGCGGCAGTCGGAAGATATATCACTCAGACATCACTTGCCACTGGCATAACTGATGATGATCTTCGCCCAGCATTTGAAAGATTATCAAGATCGACAAAAGATGTTGAAGAATCTCAAACCCTTCTCAATCTTGCTTTAGATTTATCAGCGGCGACTTCTGTTCCATTGGCGACAGTTGCAAACGCATTAGGTAAAGCCTACGATGGAAATTACACTTCCTTAAATAAATTAGGGCTTGGCATTGATCAAAGCATTATCAAAACAAAAGATTTCAATAGATTATATGAAACTCTAAATGGCACATTTGGAGAGTTTAGCGAGAGACGATCTGAGGAAGCCCTGGTCAAATTCCAGAGATTGCAGGTCGCGATCACAGAAGCAAAAGAGGCAGTCGGTGCTGCATTGCTTCCAGTATTTGAGCGATTAGGTGATTGGTTACTCAATGAAGGTGTGCCTAGACTGAATGCTTTTATCGCTGGCTTAATTGGAGACAAGTCACTGTCATCTGCTTACAGTTTGGCAGAAAAGAAATCAGAAGAATTTGGACAAAAGGTCAGAGGCGTATTTGACAAGTTTGTTGAATACAAGGATGTGCTCAAAGATGTTGCAATTGCAATTGGAACTGTGTTTGTGGTTTCCAAAATTACTGCTGCGGTTCAAGCAACTATCGCTGTGATCCAAACTTTAATCAAAGCCTATAATGCGCTTCGAGTCAGTGCATTGGTCGCTGGAGTTGCAAGTATGTTTGCCCTTAATCCTGTTTTAGGAGCCTTAACAGGCGCAGCAGTATTTGCTGCAATTGGTGGCGCAATTAAGTTATTTGAAAGCCAGGACATTGGAATTGAAGGTGTTTTACTAGGTGGCGCAAGCGGCATCAATGCTGGCGGCGGCGAAAGAGCCGGAGGATTTGTCTCATCTATGGGCGGTGGTGGCGGTTTTGCAGGTGGAGGCGGTTTAGGTGGTTTAGGTGGCGGCGTTAGTTCATTTGGCGCTGCTGGTGGCGGTGGTGCCGTTACTAGTAAATCACTCGGTGGATTTGGCAGCCTGGCTGAAGTAGTTGATCGACTAACTCAAATTGACAAAGAAGTTGCATCTCTTACTTTCAAATATAACACTGGACAATTGACAAAAGCACAAACTCAAAAAGCCCTAGATGCCTTAGCAAAAGAGACAAATGCAATTGAGAAAATTGCCAATTCAGTCGGCAACACATTGCCTGGCATTAGAACAAACACAGGTGAATTCAGAATGATGTCCGAAAGTGGTACAGGTGCCAGGGGAATCATCAATGCTGAAACTCCGGTGATCATAAATGTTAATGCACCTTCGATTATTGATGAGGATGGATTCACAAGGGCAATCCAAAATGCTCAACAAAATGCCGCAGCGCGAGGAACACTCACAGGCGGGTTATGACAATCTTTACCCCTGAGTGGCGAGTTAAGGTCAATGGCAGCACTGTCACATCAGTCACCCTAGCCAATCTCTTTATTTCAGCAGGTAGGCAATCAATCTATGAACAACCTGCCGCATCTTATTGCAATGTTAATCTCCTGACTGATCCTGCTTCAGCCGTAACTTTCGACATTAACGACACAATCACAATCGAAGTCAAAGACACTTCCGGCACTTATGTCAATCTTTTTGGCGGTTTCATTTCCGATGTTAATGTAGTGGTAACAAGTCCAGGATCGACTCAAATAATGCAGGAAGTCAGATTGACTGCTGTCGGTGCGCTTTCGCGTTTGGTGCGAGCAAACTTCACAGGCAATTTGGCTAGTGATCAGGATGGCGATCAGATTTACGCCCTGCTTCAAAATGTTTTGCTTAATGCTTGGAATGAAGTGCCAGCATCTTTGACTTGGCAAAACTATGAAGCAACGACTACCTGGGAAAATGCAGAAAACACAGGTTTGGGAGAGATTGATCGTCCAGGCGATTATGAGTTGGAAGCCCAAAACAATCTAAATGGATCTGTTTATCAATATGCCGCAGGAGTCGCCACATCAGGGCTTGGGTATTTGTATGAGGATTCACAGGGTCGCATTGCTTATGCTGACAGCACTCACCGCGCCCAAGCATTTGCAATCAATGGTTATGTCGATCTTGATGCCAATCAAGCCTATGGAGCAGGTTTAGAGATAACTAAGCGCGCAGGCGATGTGCGAAACAAAATCACTATCATTTATGGATCTTCCGGCAATGCTTCGGTGACTGATTCTGATGCTGAGTCAATTGGCTTTTATGGCGAACTTGGATCGACAATCACCACCACAATCAAACATCAAGCCGATGCCGAATCTCAAGCAGCCTTTTATCTTGACCTTCGAGCCTTCCCGCAATATGAGTTTAAGCGCATTTCCTACCCGCTGGGCAATCCTGAAATCGATAACACAGATCGCGATGCGCTGCTTGGTGTGAATATGGGGATGGCAGTCAATATTGAAAACCTGCCACTCAATATGAATGCCGGATCATTCCAGGGATTTGTTGAGGGATGGACTTGGAGGGCTGGCGTTTCAAGCCTAACCCTGGAAATGATTGTTTCCCCACTGTCTTATTCACTTCAGGCATTCCGCTGGGAAAATGTCCCAGGAACCGAAACCTGGAGCACCATTAACCCAATTCTGACCTGGGAAAACGCTACAATTGTCACTTAAAGGAGAAATGATAAATGGCTAATCCAACCACCAATTATGGTTTTGCGATGCCCACAAACACAGATTTGGTCAAAGATCTGCCAGCAGATTTTGAGGTGTTTGGTCAGGCAGTAGATACGCAAATGAAAACCAATGCTGATGCTGCAATTGCTAAAACTATTGTCGATGCCAAAGGCGACATCATTGCCGCTACTGCCGCTGACACAGTTTCGCGTTTAGCAGTTGGCGCGAATGACACAGTGCTGACAGCCGATTCAAGCACCGCAACAGGATTAAAATGGGGAACAATATCAAGCGGTGGAATGACTTTGATAAATACAGGTGGAACAAGTTTAAGCGGCACAAGTGTGACAATTTCAAGCATTCCAGGCACTTATACAATGTTAAAACTGGTGATAGTTGATTCATATTTAAGCGGTGGAGATAACAATACCCTTGAATTACAAATGAATTCAGATACAGGTGGAAATTACAGATACGCGGTTGTAAGAGTTGCTGATACGAGTGTTTATGGAAGTCAATCTTCAGGAACAACTTCAATAAGACTGGGTTGGACAGCATCCGATGGAACTTCTCAAACAAGAAGAACAAATGTCAGTGCCGAAATATGGAACTACACAGCAACAACTGGAGTCTTTGTGAGCGGTCAGGCAACAACCAATGCAGACAGCGGCACAACTAGAGGAACGGCAACTTTTACTGGTATTTACGATAATTCAGCAGCAATCACATCAATAACCTTATTTCTAGGAAGCACAGCAAGTTTTGCTGGCGGAACTCTTTATTTATATGGAGTCAAATAATGACAAAACCAATGATTAGAATACATAATGTTGAAACCAATGAAGTTATTGACAGAGAAATGACTGACCAAGAGTTTGCCGCTTGGCAAGCGCATCAAGAAGCAGAAGCAATTAAGGCATCAGAAGCCCAAGCCAAAGCCGCTGCTCGCCAAGCAATCCTCGACCGACTCGGACTAACCGAAGATGAAGCAAGACTCCTACTCGGTTAAGTTATCAAAAGCAGCAGCCCAACTTCGCGAACAAATCGATGATGACCATCCTTCAAGATCGCGCAAAAGTGATGGCTGGGTAGCGGATCAGCGGCATCTAGCAGCAGGATCAAGCGATCATATACCCGACTCAAAATCGGGTTATGTGCGCGCGATTGATATAACGGCTGATCTTGGTGGTCATCCTGAAGAGATTTACGCATTAGTTGAGAGTATTCGCAAATGCGCCAAACGCGGCGATAAGCGAATCAAGTATTTAATTTTCGATGGTCGAATTGCATCACCAATTTTGAGATGGAAGTGGAGAAAATACAAGGGTGCAAATCCGCATCGCAGTCATTTCCACTGTTCATTTTCAAAAGCGGGAGATACAGATGGATCAATGTTCAAC